CGCGTATAAACCTTTTTCTTCCGTAATAGGTGTTCCCATAGCCCATAAACCACGACCTGGTGGTAAGAACTTCATATTAAAAATTCTTTCATACATTTCCTGTGCAGACCTTTGTGCTTGCCAAGCATTCCAACCTAATGATAAAGACTCAATATGATTTTTTTGCATTGAGTAAGTGCCTTCTACAACCCTCTGAACAGTTTCCCACCATCTCTCATTTTTTCCATTTTCTTTTATACGAGAATATGTCCTCATATAAACCAATTCACCTAGTCCGTTAAAACCAAATGGTGCTTTTTTTCTCTTAAATTTATTAAGAAAATTATCAGATAACTTAAATTTTTCCATTTAAAACTTTCTCCTAACCGAAGTATATATTGTTTTATTCAGATATAAAAACTCATAACTAAATATAATATATACTTAACTTTATTCAAAACCATCCACAGATTTATTCATATCATTGTATTTGTTTGATAATGTTTTACGCAAATACTCTTCAGAATTATCCATCTTAGATTGTTGTTCCTTGCCACTTTTTGAAGTAGATTCATGCACTTCAATTTTACCTATGTTAGTATTCATCATAGCTGGATAAGTAATACCATCTATTCCGAATCTATTTTTTATCACGTGAAATCTGCCTGTATTTGATATTTTGTCCTCAACTTTTCTACTCAATGAAACAACAAAATCTGCTATCATAACCTTTGCATAACTCTCCGCAACTTTACTAGCATCTATTATTTCCTCTTCTAACGAAGAACGATTAGCCTGTGATGCCGTCCATACAGGAATATCAAATTCACCTGCCAAGCCCCTCAAGTCCTCATATATAGATTCTAATATATGCCTTTTTTCCCTACCTGTACCTATTAATAAATCCGCATAATCAACAATCATAATATCAGGTTTCATATCCTGTAATTCTAATTGTTTTAAATGAGCGGATAAACTTTGTACCGTAATAGATTTTGTCGGATAGTATTTTATTATTAACCTACCATCTAACTCACTAATTTTCTTTTGTACATCTTCTTTGTAATATTTTATATTGGCTGTTGTAACTCCACTAAATATAGAATCATATCTTAAACCAACATAGTTTTCGTTCAACTCCAATGTATAATGGACTACAGATAAACCTCTTTTAACAGAAGCTGCTCCAACTGCTTGTAGACACCAAGATTTACCGATACCAGCGGGCGCTACCATCACACCTAATTCACCACCACCTAAACCACCATCCATAATTTCATCGATAACATTCCAACCTGTTTTTACCGTATGTCTGCTTGATTTAGTCAACCTCTCCTCTATTCCTACTATGTAGTCATGCCCAATATCCTTTGCCGCACCAGCTTTCATAGCTTCATCTATAATTGCTTTTATGTCGTCGTATTGACCATTCTGAAGTAAATCAACTGATTGTACGATAGCGTTTTTAAGTGTTTGATTTTTACAAAAATCTAAAGTTTTTTCTTCAACAAATTTTAAATCAGATGCCTCTCTAATATTCCAAGCATCTTTTAATTTTGTAATTACAGAAGTTTTTAATACATCATTGTCTTCATCATCTATTTTTATTTTGATAGCCTCTAATGTAGGCGCTGTTTTATACTCTAAGAAATATCCAATAATAGTTCCAACTAACCATTTATTAGCATCGGAATCAAAGTATTTTGATTTGAGGATGTCAGAAATAGTTTGTAAAAAAGATTTATTAGTTAATAATAAAGCTATAACCTTTGATTGAAAAGAATTGCCAAATTTATTAAAAGTGGTTTCATTCTCCATATAACCTTTTTCTCCTTTCCATTTCTAGTTGTTGTTTTCTTTTTTTCTCATATCTACTACGAGCTTTCTTTTTTATAATCTCTTTATTTCTCTCATAATGTTCTGACTGCCACTTTTTTTGTGCCTGTTTCTTTTCGTCTTCTGTAAAATATTTACGCTTTCTTCCCATAACTCTTTTCAGCCATATTATTTAATCTATTGAATGTAGTAGCTAACCAACTATTCAGATTAGGTAGAGCTGCATATAACTTATCCTCTAAAAACATTTTTTGAAAATCCACTTTTATTAATTTTTGAATAGGATTGTTTACCAAATTTCTAATTTTCATTTTAGCATTTCCTGAAATGTCAACATTTGATAATTGCATCAATTTGTAATTCAGTTCTATAACTTTTTCTGCATTTGGTAATTCTTTGATAACCTCATCTATATTAACTATACGATTCTCACTTAAAAATGGAAACTTTTTTTTGATAGTTTTTAATCCCAAACCTCTTACGCCGGGAATATTATCAGATTTATCACCATCTAAAACTCTGTACCAAATATAATTCTTAGAATTTAAACCATACTCCTCTGAGATATCATCTGGCTTATATAATTTTTTTCTTACGGGTGACCAAACGTTTACCCTTTCATCTACAAGTTGTAAGAAGTCTTTATCGGTTGACATTATAACCACATTACTATCTGTTAAGCATTGTTCAGAAATATAAGCTATACTATCATCAGCTTCAATGTTATCTATTGAGACTATGGTCATTGGTAAACAACTTAAATACTCAACGGAACGTGATAATTGCATAATCATATTTTGTCTCTCATCCTCTACCGATGAAAAATCATTTGAACGATTTAACCTATATTTAGTTCTTTTTTTATTCTTATATTCAGGATAAAGTTTACGGCGGCGGTTAGACCCACCTTTACCATCAAATACTATAATGGTTCTAGTGGGTCTAATCATATTAATTGCATAACCTACTGATTTAAGAAAACCAACTATTCCACCAACGTGAATGCCATCATCGTTAGTAGTTGGTATGACACTAAACACTCTAATAAAAGTATTTAGTCCATCTATTATCAATACTTTGTCATTTGGCTGTCCGCCATCTACCTTACCACCAGTCTCTTTGATTTGATTAAGAATAGAAAGATATCTATTTTTAGCCATCTGTTATTTCTTCTGTGACAATATCATCAATACCGAATGCATCGTCATATTTCAAAATAACTTTTTCACAAATGAGTTCGTAACAATGAGACTTAAATTCATCATCATCCAATAAGGTTGACCAATCTTTAGATTGAAATTTAAGTTCTTTACCTTTATGGTCATTCATTGTATACCACGAACCACCCTGCTTTAAGAGTTTGTGGTCTTTTAAGACTTGCAACCAACTACCATCATTATCAATACCAGTTTCAAAGTAAAGGTTAAAGTCCGAATGTCTCATTGGTGGCCCAAGTCTATTTTTTATTACTTGTGCCCTAATCTTCATACCAATGGTATTCTTTTTAGTATCCTTTATCTGACCTGTATTTTTCAACCTTATACGAGTTGAAGAATGAAATGGTAGTGCTTTACCACCTGATGTTGTCCACGGGTCACCGAACATAACACCAAGCTTTTGTCTCAATTGATTAGTAAATACTAAGGCTATCCTTTCTCTACCAATCATTTGAGTTATTTTTCTCATAGCCTTTGAAACGATGATTGCTTTAGAAGTAGCCCATCCATCTTTTTCAAAGTCAGCTTCCATCTCAACATTAGTTGATGCTGCCGCCAAACTATCGACTAAAATTGTGACTAACCTATCCTTATCGGATTCTCTTACCTTAGCAACAATTTCTTCAATAGCTTGGAAGATGTCTTCCACAGTCTCTAAGTGTAGATATAACATATTTTCTACATCTAAACCTATTACTGTTAAAAACTCTCTACTAACTGCGGTTTCTGTATCAATATAAATTGCTACTCCACCTTTCTTTTGAGTTTCAGCGAGAATGTGTGCGCCAAGTAATGATTTACCACTTGACTCCAACCCGTTTATCTCTGTGATTCTACCAACTGCTACACCACCATCTTTTTTATTTGCTATGGCTAAATCTAACATAGTTGAACCTGTTGATACAAAGTCCTTTATATCTGTTGGTGTGGTATCACTACCATCCAAAAAATAAGCGACTTTCATATCCTTAAATTTACTATTTAGATTTTTAGCTAGCGTGGTAGCCAATTCATCTCTAACCGACATATTATGTCTCCTTAACTATTAAATAGTTCATCAAAAGCTTCACCCGCGTCTGCTGCTGTAGATTGGGGTTGAGCGTTTGTTGTGTTAGATGAATTTGTCTCCTGTGAGGTTTCACTTTCAGAATCTTCTGATGGGTTTAACCAATTATTTAATATATCGGTTAACTCATCATATGATAATTCGTTGTAAATCTCACGAATGTCTTTTTGTGATTCTGTGATTGTTTCTAATAAATTAGAATCATCTGTGATTGTTGTTTGATTTGGTTTTACACGAATCGATGTTGATGGAAAAGATGCGCCGGTTTCTTCAGCTGTTTTGAATTCAACCGTTACATCACGACCATTCATAGAATCTGTGATATCACCATAATCTGGATCAGCGATTATTGAAAGAAGTTCTTGATAAACTGTCTTCCCAAATCCCCAAAACTTCACACCTTCATTTTCTTCACCACGAACGACGATAGGTGCAAAAGTTCTCATCTTAGCTTCGATTTTCTTAGCTAATCGATAATCTTCTTTATTACCGCTTGTCTTAAGTTTCTGCGCAAACTCTTCAATAGGGTCAGGCCTACCAAAAGACATTGGTGATAAATACGATTTTCCACCTAAGTCATAGTGAAAAAATAGTTCGATGAATGGGGAATCTGTGTTGTGCTTGTATGGAACAATACGAATTTGAGATTTGCCTGGTTGAGGCTTCCACAAGTTTGAAGTTCTGTTATTTGTGGCTTGTAACTGAGTTAATCTCTTTTTGATTGCGTTAATATCCATTTGATAATCTCCTTATTTGATTAAGTTTTAATTGTTTAATTTTCATTCATTAATATATATAACCTTTTTTTCTAAAATACAATTTTATTTTCAAACATTTCCTATATTTTTTTCCCAAGTAGTTACATCTATTATTTTATGTATTTTTGTAGGTACGATGTTTAATCCACTCTCATTTGTTAACAACAATTTGTTTTGATAGTTTTCCCACGGAACTGGATATGACTTATCCAACCTACCATTGTTTAGTGAACGAATAGTTTCATTCAATGCGTTTATAGTGTATAAAGTATTTGTTTGCTTTTTTCTATGTAGTGAAATTGTATCCTGTATACCCTCTACATAGTTTTCATCATACTCAACATTGTATGTGCATAATAGCTGTGTATTGTCATCCTCATTTTGAAATACATAAATCTTATCGTATAAAACATTGTTACATTCTATAATAATATCAACAACCTTATCTAAGTTTTGGGTTGTTACAAAAGTACATAATAGTTGTGTTTTCATTATGCTGGCTCCCTTCCCACCAACGAACCAACTGGTGAATCTAAAGTTTCTTGTCCACCATACAATTCATTCGAAGCTGATTTAATTCTTTTTCCAAATTTTGGGTCTAATCTCATATCGAATTTGTGTGCACCCTTATAACCTATACCATCTTCTCTAATG